TGCCTATTGGTCTACCCTCAGCCACAGTCCCATCGCCCAATACAATGTAGTGGTAGCCAATGTCCGACCATCCATTGTTGTGGACATGCCAGTCCCGTATGTCGTCTACTGTGGTGGACAACGGACTGGCACTATGGTGTACGATAATCCTATGAATCTGACGCATCAATCTGCCCGACAATGTCGCCAAGTAATGCTGCGCCAAGAGATAACAAATCATACGCTAGCTCCCGTCGTTCATCGTTATCCAATCCACCCTTGCTAAATCGTATCAGCTTACCCAATAGCCGGATAGCCTGTACCAACACCTGCTGGTCTAGCTGAACTTGCCTCATCGTTTCTTTCCTTTGCTGTATGCCTTACGGGCCTTTGCTGCTGCGGCTTTCGCCTTTGGCTTTGCGCCTTTCATCGGCTTTTTTGCCACTTTCGCCTTCATGTATTTCATTTCTTCTTTCCTGTTATTTTAGATACCGGTTTTTTCGACCACATACGACATGACCAATAACCAGCAGTTGTGTTGTCTGTTTTCCCCGAGCAGTTGTGCCTCGATCGGAAGTTGGCTCTAGCCTTTGGATTGTCCCTGCGTATCTCCATATTGGGGTCACCAAACTTCACAGTCTTGACCCCACCAGATTTTGTACGCACCCGTACCACAAATTTCTTCTTGCCATAACCTGGTTCTCCTTTCTTTATTCTTCGAGGAGCATGAGGCGTTTTAGATTTGGTTTTGGACTTGGGTTTGGGCATGTTTAAATCCTACGGCAGCTTTTATTTCTTTTACATCAGATTCTATTGGATTGAGGCGACCATGCAACCCAGCCACAGCTCGACGAAACACCTCTGTCTGCTCTGCGTGCTCTGTGTGCAATATGTTCTTCATGTCATCCAAACGATTGCATATTTGGATCTGGGCTTCCATCTGTTTGTCAATCTGCTCTAAATGTTTATCTACCAACTGTGGTATGTATTTGCCCATAGTTTTACCTAAGCCCCAAAGGATAGCCACTGCCAATGCCAATGCACTAACAGGGCCAGTCATAAAATTCATTACCATATCAGTTGTTGTCATTATGCCTCCAACAACAGCTTACGCCATTTTAGATTAAAATCCCAACCATGTGTTGATGCATCGATGGTGGTTCCAACATTGAAAGCAACACCGATTTTGATTGTTGTAGCTGAATCACTAGTTTTTGTATTCAACAAATCTGTTACTTGTGAGATTGTTGATAACATTGCATAATCAACATAAGAACCGGCATCATTTCGGTAAATGGTTCCATTCCAATCAACTTGGCTAATAGCTAATTCAGTTGCTGTGCTGTAAGTTTTACCAAACGTTGCCGTCATAGCCAAATTCTGAAAGCGATAACCAAACAGATATGATGAACCTGCTAATGCAGTTGTTGTATTTTGTGTCCTCATAATACGAGTTTGATGATACCAACCGTCATTATTAGTTAATCCAGCATTTGCTCTTAACTGTAATCCACCACCAAAATACACCATATCTCCACTGGCAAATGGCGGCACATCAAAACCGCACCATAGTATTACAGACTGTGGATGATCTGTATCGCTGTAATAAGTGCTCGATGAATCAACACCTGCTGGTTCAAACTGCATCTGAAGCACACCCTGAGTGCCCTCACCAGTTGTAAGCGTATCAAGAGATATACCTGTATCAAACCATACAATACCTGCCTGAGCCATATTAAATGTATTGGTTGCAGCACCAGTGTCAGCACCTATATTAATGCGATGCGCATATCCAGATACAGCCGAAGCCGCCAAGTTGAAAGTCGTGTATGACTGAGCATCAAGTGTAAGATCACCAGCTGCAATCTCAACCCAGTTACTGCTACCACCACCACCTCCGCCACCTGAATCTGTAGCTGGAGGAATAGCAACGCTTTGAAAATTCACACGAGATATAGGCATTATTCTCTCCAATACACTTCAGCTTTTGTCCATGTATATGTGCCTGCATCGACTTTGGCATGGATAAAGATTTCGCCCTGTGTATAAATGTTTGTTTCAACTTCAAACATTGCAACACCTACTGACGCTGTGGTTGTACCAATAGCCAGCGTTGCCTCTGTATCTGGGATCAATATGTCATCCCCAGCGGCATCACGGCTGACCTGAATACTGACCTTTGTTGTTGTGACAAATGTGCCACTCAAGCGAATCAGACTCAGCGTAATGTTCGATGGTAGCTCCACGCTCAAATATTTGGCTGCATCATATGATGTGCTGGTTACCGATACTGAGCCTGTTACAATTTTCTGTTTATTTAATTGACCTGTTTGTGCCATGCCGCACCCCCTTGTTTGTATATACTATTTTAATGCTTCAAGTTGTTGTTTTCTAGCCATTTCTGCTTCTAAGAAAATACCCTCTGGTGATGCTCTAAGCTCAGGCCGTAGTATTGTTGTCTGATACAATATCGCACCCTCCAGCTGCTTCCAAGCCAATGAATCACCAGTAAACTTTGTCCATGAATTCACAGCATGGTAATAGCCTCTGTCGTATTGAGGCTGCGTTATTGCTCCACTGACCTGTGCAGTTTTCAGTGCATCCAATGTAAAGCGATGAATGGTTGTCAATGACATTAACAATTCAAGCGATACAAAAGCTGAGTATCCATTCTTATCAGCAAATCTGTACATCTGATTGCGATATGTTGGCCTTGCTTCCAATGGCGCAACAGGCTCCAGATTGAACATGGTCATAAACAATTGGCGTGTTGGCCTATTGGTCATTGCTGACATATACGATGCAGGCAAATATGTGTTGGCATCATACGGATTGCGTGGATTAGTCAGGTCTGTTGTTTTAAGGACAGCATCCAAAAAGGTCATGTACAAAGGAAGCAAGGGCTTTCTGTCTATAACATCATTAAATGTTTGCCCGAGCAATGTCGGCTTGCCTTGAATAGTATCCATTACAAAGCTAGTACCAAATGCCATTGTGTTTACAATCAGCGCAAATGATTCATACAACGGGTTTAATGGCCCACCTACATACAAGTTCTTCTCAGTGCCAGTATCTACCATATACTGCCAAACACGGGACATCTGACGACTGTCGCCTACATATACGCCCTCTTGATTCTTGTTGTATATGTCCTGCAAGCGCAATACTTTTAAGGCCTCATTTCTACGGGTCGTTATCGCTTTGAATGTGGCTGACAATGATCGCTCAAAGAAACTAAAAAATCCAATCCATTTACCCAATGCCTGCTTTCGTGCTGTTTCCCGTGCCCGACCATAATCATACAATGCCTCACGGCTACGCTTGGCTGCCATTGCTGGGGTCAATCCATCTTCAAGTGCCTGTGCAAATACAGCCCGTCTAAAATTCATGTCTGTTACATGACTGAGCATTGTAAAATAAGTACGCACTCTGGGGTCAGCATATCTACCCAGCGTTGTAAAGAAAGATACAGGGTCCTTATAGCCAATCTCTTTGACGCCTTTGGCTATCTCTTTGTCCAATATTTGTATAAGCTCACTGTCTGCACGCAGCGTACGAACAAGCTCGGCCAATGATGATGCAGCAAACTGAGAAGATGAAAAGGTCGTTGCTATCTCCTGAGTAGTGAGCAAATTCTTATACTCACCCAAAGTATATATGCGCCCTGTTCTGCTTCGAATAAAGGGAGAAGTGTCCTTTAGCGTTGAAAAAGTTGGCATAGCCACATTCATTACATCAGACACAACATGCCTAGTCAATGACAAGGTTTTATCTACACCCAGTTCTGTGACCATAATAAATGGCATCGTCAATAAGTTCTGCGCTAAGTACGGTATGTTTGGCGCAATAGCACCACCCAATAAACCAGTCATCTGTATTCGTGCCAGCGCATCTAAAGCATTCTTATAGACCCGTGCTTTTTGCAGTTCGTCATAGTCAGCTTTTGTTTTGACCTTGCGTGTTACCTCACGAAACTGATCCAATGCCTGTCTAAAATCAGCACCTTGAGCCAGGTTCTTAAGCTCGCCAATCGTATCTGCAAACTCTTTTCCCATAAACATATTGATGCCAGATATGTCCATGTTGCTAAGTACTGGCCGATAATTTTCAAGCATAGTATGCATGGCATCATCATACTGCTCTGGGCCAAACACAATGCCGTATGACCGCAGCACTTGGTCAATCTCATATTCCAAAAGCTGCAATGGTGTTGTGGCTATCTGAGTATTTTCATATGCACCCGTCTTAATAAAACTTAGGTCAGACATGTTGCCTGTATAGGACATGTTCAAGCCCATTGTATTTGACAACAATACATTGCGCAAACTGTCTAGTCTTTGCTCAGTATTTATCTTTGCTTGCTTAGTTGGATACCGAAATAATATTTTCAGATTGTCCAATGCAGCTTCAACCTGTTCATATGCTTTGGCTAAATCACCACCATTTTGTTTTAATGCCAGCTTAACAAATGATTGTGTCGGAAGATTGTTGCTATTAATCTTCTGCATAATCATACCTTGTATCATGCTGTTTGCTATTTCTGTACGCTCACCAGCAGTGCTAAATAAAGCAGCTTTTGCAGAAGCATCCAACGCTTCATCCAATTGTTTAACGACTGTTCGTATTCGTTTATTTGTGACCTTTGTTTCTAGGGTATTAATCTTCTCAGCATCCAACACATTGAATACATTTTCATCCCGTCTTGGATTTAACAAAAAGAACAGCATGTCCTCTACATTGTCTATTTTGGCAGGGATTGACCCATCACCAGCTGGCCCCTCAATAATCCGCTGTACAAACCTAAATCCCTCCTCACGAGCAGCCAATACCAAACGCTCTGGCTGTGATTGCTTGATCAAGGTTTGTGTTGGGTCTACCACCATGTCAATATACAACGATGGATACTGCGTCATAATGCGCTCAATCTCTGAGTTGTACCGCACCTTAGAGCGCAATGACAATGTAAACATTAAACCTGTTTCAAGGTTGGCTTCTGTGGTATACGCATTATTAGCCAAATCCAGTTTTAATGTAAGCAAATTTTTGAATTCTAGTTTCTTTTTAAGCTGAGGCACACTCATAATATCTCGATGAATGTAATACAAATACTGAGGCGTAATCGGGCTTTCAAAATCTTGTGCATATCTACGCAATAAACGCTCTAGTTCTGCTGTTGCATTTGCTTCTGGCAAATAAAAGAATTTATCAAAATAATCAGTCAATACCTCTTTGCGTGTCGACTCAACAATAAACATGCGTATGTTTTCTATTGGGCGCATGTCTTTGGTTTTGGGCCGACCAGCCATGTACGAATTAAAAGAATTGTTAGCATCTTGCTGAAGCATAATAGATTCCATAGCCGTTTTCGATGCTGCCTCTGCCTCCATGCCGCCACTGATAAGTGCCTGACGCTCTTTCAAATACCGTTGCGTATAGATGCTTTGTCTGGCTGCTGTAATAATCTCAACAGACTCATTCATAGCCACACCAAGTGCTTCACCACCATTTAAGCCCTGACCCATCAGTTCTTCTAGGCGAGCATTGAACGAATCATACTCTGTTGACCGAAGCGCATTAAGGTTATCTCGCATATCCAAATATGGCTTTGGTGTAATGTATACGCTCTTGTCTAGTTTGTTAACATAAGCCAGTCCAGCCCGATCAGATACAATCGTCTGAGGTGTCTTACGGTAGCGTTGATATGCCTTTACAATAGCTTTTGGTGTATATAAATTCGATGAAGCCTTAAGGTATTTTCTTGCTGCTTGTTCTGAGCGTTGCAAAAATACATCATTGCTGCGTAGCTCGGTTGCATTTGTGTATGCAGCCTGCGACATTAATGTTGGTTCATATGCATCTTCAAGCACATTGCTCCAAGCACCGGCCTCAATATAGTCTTGATACAAAGCATACTCTTGTGGTGTAAGCACTTGGTTCTTATTGAGCTTGTCCAGTAAACGCTTAAGGTCATCGCTCTGTCGTATCTGGTCAATACCCACACCATCTATAAACAATTCAACCTGTTCATCTACATTTTTACCAAGTCGAAAGCCGCCCTCTGCAAGCTGTGGATTGTTTACAACCTCCATCATAGCCGCAACCCTAAGCTGATTCTGTTCATTAAACTGAGCAAAATGTATGATGCGTCTACCACCAGCCACAAACATCATATCTATTGGTAGTCGATTGTACAGCTGCTCTTTGGTCACATCACGCAGTGTTCGATAAACGGCTTCTCTGACGACTTCTTCGTCTTTAATAACGGCTTTATATAAATACTCAGGTACATCTTTATAATTTTGTTGGCGATATGTATTCTTTAAAATCGGATTCTTTTGCCACCGCTTTGATTTTGCTGCGGCTCGTATCAGATTGTTTCTAAAAACACTTGTATAAAGCAATGATTTTGGCAAGGCTTCTAAGCCTCTCCCAATAATCCGTATGTCCTGTCCAATAGCTTCAGCAACAGATATAGTAACTCGAAATGGATTGTCTACATCAATGCGTGAAAAGTTGCTCCATTCAGCATAGTTATCTAGGGTTTTAGCAGTCCATTCTAATGTATCATTTGTCTTGCCAAAGATACGAGCAGCCGTCAAGTCGGTCAAGTTGTATGCTATTTCTCTGGCCGCAGCGTCTTGCACATTATTTATGTTCCAACCACCAATGCTTTTCATAGAGGAACGATTTGTAAAGGCCTCATCAATCAATCGGTTAAGCTCGTACTTATACACTTGCCCAGCTGTTGCCTTTGTTGTTCCTGCAAATGCACCAAACAACGATACCTCACTGGCCCCTTTCAACCAGTCATCAATCGTATCCAAGTTTACTGGCACATTTATAATGCCTTTCTCTCCAGTACCGGCAAGCGGTGTAAACTTAATCTTGTCGGTCTTAATACCAAATTTATATGAGTTGCTAAGGTCATCCCACTTAAAAAGAAAATCACCATTCTTTATGTCATCCAATGTCCAATCAATCTGAAATGGGATGCCACGCTCTGTACGCAATACTTTCATGCTTTTGCGCATAGCTTTTGGTAATACGGTTGCTAATTCAGCAGGCCCAGATGGTGTTAAGAAATCTAAACCTAATGCTGAGGCTCCCAGAATCGTGCTACGCAAGGTATCAAATTCTGTATCCTCAACATTCATTGCAGGCATAGCCTGTTTAATCTCATAAAACGACACACCATCTGCAATAGATGATGCCGCCAGATTAAATGTCGATGACGCATCCGCCCAGTTACGCCTCTCTGGTACATTTTCTACATCAACACCCAGCAATGGCAAGCCGCCATATGCAGGTGTCATGCCATTAAACAAATAATCTTGTACCTTGTAAGTCAAATCCATCGGGTCAATCGGGTTACCCTGTGCATCAACATCATAGGTCACAGCCTCAGCGGCTAAACCTGTCAATGCACTTGGCATAGCAAATGCCACCCGAAGCGCATACATCGCAGGACTTTCTACCAATACATCTGGTGCTCTGCGACTAGGTGTCTGGACTGCCCGTTCAAATATTTCTGACAAGCCCTGTCCTGCTGTTTCAGACAAAAGCTCACCACGCTGCGCAGCCTGCTCTAAAGCCTGTCTTTGCTGCATGGCTTTGGCACGCTCACTTTCTGCTGACCGTATCTGTGTTACCTGTGGCCGTAAAGCCGCACCCAAAATCTCTGTTGGCGTTGCCTCTCTGGTTTCTCCGGTAACTGGATTGACATAAGTACCTGTGGCAATGTCAATGTTAAGCTCAGGCATGGCGATCTTTGCCATACGACTTGGCCCACCAGCCACATCTTGGACTAGAGGAGCGAACGAACGGTCATATACCTCTTGTCTAGCCCGCTCTGCTGCTTCTCTGTCCCCCTCAGTCTGAGCCAACACACGCACAAATTCTGCGTCTGCTGCATCTTTCCGAAGTGTCTGCATTACTGCTGGCTCTGGCCGCTGTTCACTTAAATACAACGGCTTGGTAGCGACTGGTCGTCTTGCTTGAAACATCTGACCACTTTGTATAACAGCAGCATCTTGTTGCAATAAACGCTTGCGTTCTTCCAGCTCTACCCTACGCTCTGGGGTCAATGCAATGTTTGTCAGCTCTGTATCTATATTGCCTATTTCGTTTTGTATATAGGCCAGTTCTTCACGAGCACCAGCCACTGCACGCTGCTGTTCTTCTCTTATGTATCCGCTTCGGAATATATTCTGTGGGTCTTGAAACGCACCCAAATCAATGTCTGTGCCACCACGCTCTCGTATATTGTATTCAGCCAGTCGAATAGCCACATTGGCATCTGATATGGCTCTGTCCATATAAGGTACAAGCTCATCAAATTCTTCTTGTGTGTATCCATAAGCAGTCGGGTCTTGTGTATACCTGACCTGCATAAGCTGTGACAATGCGGCTTTGGCTTTGTCTACATCAGCCAGTGTGGATTGTGGTTGGCTCATTGCTTAGTTCCAAACAAATATTTATCCAAAGCATCTTGAGGATACATTATATCTATTGCCTGTTGACTGCTTAATGGCAATGCTGTTGGTGCTTCTGTCATTGTTGGGTCACTATATACCATGCGCTCAAACTCAGTCGGTTGCCTATTAGTAAAAGCATTTATGTCTACTGCATCCATAGCATTTGGATCTTGATACATGGCTGCTAACTGTGCTGCTTCTTCGGCCTGTGCTTGTGGTTGTAATGCTGGTTCTACAAGCGGAGGTATAGGCTTATTTGTACGCTCATATTCCCGCATTGCTCTTTGGCCCATCATGCGTTCTCTAAATGTAAAATCCATATCTTCTTCAACATTGGCTTGTACATTGGCCTCTTGCGTTTCTACTGGGGCCTGAGTATCGGCATCCCGATTCATAATCAACGCAGCATAATAGGCTCTGGCTTCATCCTGTAAGTCCTTATCTTTCAATGCCTCAGCAGTCTGATTGACCAGTTCATCAGCAGATAACTTACCGCCAATAGGTGTTGCTGTATATAGTTGCATTGCCAGCTTTTGTGCCCGACCCTTTGGAGCCATATTGGGATTTGCCTGCATTTCTTTAAACAGTTTATCTGCACTTGTGCCATACCGTTGCATGACCTGTTCGCCCGAACTCAAGGCATTATACCACTCTCGATATGCTGGACTTTCACGCAACAAAGCCTGGATGGACACATCTGTTTGCTGCACATCTGTACCCGCCTGTGGGACATAAACACCCTTGCGTAAATCCTTTTTTTGCTCCCGTGTATACAATGATATAGGTGCAGGTGTGGATTGTAAGAATCGCTGGGCCGCTAGCTTTTCCAAGTCTGGTGCGACTTGCATGCCAGTCAAAGCAGCCTCACCCTCTAACTGTGCCGCTCGCTGGCGTTCTTTACGAATAGGCTCAAAGAACACATCTACATATTCTTCTGGGATAAGTGCCATGTTTGTAGCGTACAGTTCTTTGGCCTGTGCAAACTGGCGACCAATCTCTTGCTTATCAGTCTTAGGATTGTCCTCAAAAAACTTGTCTAGTTGTTGTTGAGTAGGCTGACCATTGGTCGCATCATACAATCGAATAAAAGCTGCAAACTCAGGATCTGCAAATAATCGAACAGCCCTACGCTCATCTTCTGTTGATATGCCCTTTGCTGTGCCGGAGCGTGCTCTACGAGCTTCACCCATCAATTCATTGATTTGATTTACATCTGCTGATAAAGCACTTACTTTTTGTATCTTTCCTTTAGCGGCTTCTAAAGACGCTGCCACTTTATCTTCAGTTGATTGTTCCTCAGTCAAACCATACTTAGCCAATGCTTCAGTTCGTATTAAAGGTATACCTGCTGATTCTTCTTGAAGATTAAATAGTTCTGATTGTATACGGCCTGTTAGATGATTTAAATATGCAGCTTTTAAGCCCTCATCTTGAATGCCATTTAAAGTACTTTGTATAACTTGATTATCTAGTATTGCGGTAACGGCTGCTTGTTGTGCTTGTGGTGTACTTAAAGCATTTGGATTATCTTGTATTGCAGTTGTTATGGCTGTTTCAAACCGTGTATTTTTACTTGGATTGTATAAATCTTCAATCTCTTGTATATCTTCAAAATACTGTAAGTCGGCTTGTTGTCCACTTTCAGCGGCTTTGGCTTCCAACTTTAACTTTAATGCCAATAATTTGGTTTCAACAGACAACAGACCCATAATGCTGTTGTGGTTAATGTTGGTTCCGCCTTGCGCCTTGCGATAATCTTTCAACAATTGTTGATGATAATAGTTGGATTTTTGCTCCGCACTATTGGCCATTTGCATAAGAGCTTGCTGTCGTTTCTGTGCAGATATATTGGAGGCAATAAGCTGCTGCTGCATTTGATCAAACAGCTGTGAGTACAGTTGTGCATAGCCTTGTGCACCAATCGTGCCATAGTATTGACCATTATTCATACATCACCTTGAAAATACTTGAGTGGGATTGGCATACGCATAATTGGTTGGCGGCACATATTGTAATGCTTGTTGTTGCTCACGAGCCAACGCCATCATGTCCTGATAATACTGTCGCTGCAATGCTTGTTGCTGTTCCATTTGGTATCCTGCATAAGCCGCTTCTGCACCTTGAGCCAATGCTTCTGTTGCGCCACCAACCATCATCTGTCGTCTACGCTTACGGGCATCTTCAAGTCGGGCTATCTCTGCCTCATCACGGGCTATGGCTGCCTCTTGTTGTTGCTGAAGCATTTGCTGTGCTGCCAGTCTGCCTTGCTGTCGCAGTTGATCTTCAGCCAGCATCTGACGATAAGCCGCTCCCTGACCCAAGTCTTGTGCCGCTAACTCTGAGCCACGCTGCATTGCTGCCTCACGCTCAATCGTTTGTAGGGGCTGCATAATCTGACGCTGCGCACGCTCACGCTCTGCTGGTGACATACCCAACATGCCCAACGCTTGTTGACGCTCAAGCTCACGCAGTCGCTCACGGTCATCTCGTGTAAACTCTTGTGAGCCTGCATAAATATTACCGCCTGCTCGTAACAATGCTGGTGCGGCCAATGCTGCTATTGTACCTATTGCCATAACTACCTCAGATAAAAAATGCTTCTAGTGAAAATCCCCATGCCGTATGGTAGGCATTGGCCGCACTGGCTGTGCATAGCCCAATCGTCAGCGTGCCTGCGCTCTGTGCTTCCTCTGCATAAAACCCACTGGCATTGTAGCCTCCCTGCGTAAGATTTAACGCCTGTTCGCTGGCCTCTACCACAGACATACCCGATATAGATTTGGGCTGAAAATTAGCCTCTCCATTGTACACCATGACATATGTTTCACCCTGTACTGGTGTGGCATTATCAAACTTGCTGTAACTATTCAGCCACCACTGAAAGATATAACTACATGGCCGTATAAACTTTATTTGTAGGCTTGTCTTAGGGATGATTTGTCTGTAGGTTGAAGATGTAAGCTGACTGTTCCAACGGGTCGAAAACTGGAGCTGAAGATTGACACCGCCATTATTCTGACCACCATATATGCCAGACACATGAGTACTGACATTGCGAATAGCATCATACTCAGGAGCCATAATATGGTTAGGGTCAACAAACTGAGAGGCTTGGATTGCACTGGTCTGTATCTTGTGCGCATAAACTTTTACGCCATCCAAGTTAGCTACAACCGTATCTCGATCAATCGGACTTCCAGCAGTAAGATTTGTAAATGAATATGCCATTAGTCAACCCTCTGTATTAATGCTGAACACTGCATATTGTATATATTTATGGTATCTGTAGGCTCTACATAATCTGTATCTGTTGTGTATTCGAGGTAGTTGCGTCTGGTTGTACCGGCTGAATTTAGTTCCCAAACGCCACGATACACACCACCCACCACAACACGCAAGCCATAGATTGTTACCGCTGCACCAGTGTTTTTATAGTAGTAAGTACCATTAACATTATTGCGCTGAAAGTTCTTTACATCATGATTGCCTGAGCCGTCATTCTTATCGACTGTATAAAAGTGCGGTACAATAGCTGTGGCTGCAATACCATTTGTCGATGACAATACCACATCAGTTGGCTCTGCATATCGGCCACCTGTTATTGTATTTGTCCAGTTGCCCTGATTTGGGACTTCAGTCCAGTTGGTTAGTGTGGCATCTGTTATGTCCCACTGCAACCAAAAACACCAACACGCATTTGCTTCATGCGTTGAGTTAGCATTTGAAACTGTTGTTGTTGTACTTGCACGACCACTAAAGTACACACGCAGTAAATCATCTGTATCTAATGTTGCATTTACAACCAATGCTGTAGGCGTGCCACCACTGTCTAATAAAGGCAAGCCTGTTCTGCTCACAGCATATGCCAAATTCGAAATCAAATCATTGTCTGTACCAACGCTGCCATACTTAAGCGTCACCAGCTGAATACCCGACTTGCCATTCAGCGTTTGGCTTTCCATCTGAGCTAGGTCTATAGACTGATCTCTAATGTTATCGTTGTTTAAGCTAGCTGTTGTCGCATCAGTAATATCCTGAAACTTTTGGTCAATGTTCGCTGTGGATAATGTTTCACCACCAACAAAACTGGCATTGGTTATGGTGCTCATCGCCACCTCGCAACAGACATAAGTTGTACACCAAACAAATGAAAGATTGGATCTGAAGAAGCATATGCATTGTTACCATTCATACGCCAGTCTACCGTGATCTCATTTGTTCCACTGCTAATTGGCACATCTGCTGTAATACGAAACGACATAAAGGGCTGAACAAAATACCCAGCCCCAGTAATACGGACCCCATTTAGATTGATTCGTATCTTGACCTGCGTTGTTTCAGTTCGGCATTCATGTTGATTGATATAAAAGCTGCCTTTCAGTTCAACATGCAACATGCCCTCATGACAATCGGACAAAGTCTGAGATATGTTTGTTGATGCCCATCCGCCACTGTATTCTGAGTACTGCACGCACCCAAAGTAATCATAAGAGCTACCGCTGGGCTGACTGACAAAGTTATCGTTGGCTGTCAGGCTTTGTACATCTGCCAGCAACAAAGCATTGGCTTTTAGATGCGTTCTGTTACACCAGTCATCATTCAATGCTGTGCGGTCTAGGCCACCATTAAATGTGCCCTTGTGTGCATCGTACTCATCATTAAACTGCTCTGCTTCAACCAGTGCATTGGCCTGCGGAAAGCCTTGTGTCCATTCTTTCATGCTGGCTTGCCTCCCACAATCTTAGTATCAATCTCTGTATAATGTAAATCATACCCAAGTATTGTCGTATCGTTTGTTGTTTCTATCTTAAAAGCAAACTGTGAGCAGGCATTGGTCGCCACACTATAGCGTATTTGGGTAAGAAACTGATCCTCCCATGTATCTGTGTCAAGTACAGCCTTGTCATATACAAACTGGTCCGCATGGTCTGGTCGCTGCTGTTTCATGCTGGTAGCCGCTGTACCTGTATATGAAAAATCAATATAGTGTTCAAGCGGTAAAGCCGTATCTCCAGCCGTCAAGCAGTACAATACAACATGATGCACTTTCTTCTTTTTGGTAGGGTCACCAAAGTCGTGCCAACGGCTGAAGTAAGTGCTGGTAAAAGCTGCGTTGTCAACAATACTGTCGCCCACTTTGCTTTGGCCTTTGGTTCTTCGAAACGACAACACAAACAAACCAGCAGGGTCACCGGCAGCAACCGCCCCAGTATTATGCCCAAAGATTAGATTGCCTGCTCTGTCAGCCGTCAGACATGAAACTGGCATGTCTTTACGGATGCTCCAGCCTTGTTTGTCTACATGAAACACAATGCCTATATTCGGCTTCTCTGCGCCCTCTTGTGCAAAGTAGCAATGCCATTCTCCATGCTTAGCAGAATACGATGCGACTGCACGACTTAGCACGGCTTTATTGATCGACTTTATAGTACGATGAACAGGTGAGCTTAGCTTTTGTATATTGGCGACTGCTCCACCGTATACGCCAGCCCCACCACCAGTAAACAGATACACACCATCTTCGGCCAAGAACACAACACCGACTTGTGGTATGGTCGTAATAGTATTGGTGGCTACCGTTCCCACATTGCGGCTTACTTGAGTCAGCTGGAAGTTAGGATAAGAGCCAGTCACCACATCAATGGACTGCTCTCGGAATACAAGCAGCGTGCTGTAATAGGTATGCAGCCCAGTAATACCACCGCCCTCTGAGTTACCCACAGTAATAAAATCAAAAGCCCCAAACTGGTCCGGCTTCAATGGATTGCTGAAGTACAAGGTATGCGCATCAGTTGATCCGCCATTCAGGAATAAACAACCCTGAAAATCCACACCGACTGTGGCTCTAGGGGCTGGGAATACAACGCTCTGTAAATCATTTGGGGCTACACTGCCAAGCGCACCAGAAGAAGTGCTATCGTAATAAAGCTGATCGACATTATTAGGTATTGTATCGACATAATAAAATGTCTGGTCATTGCCCGCATCACTGCTAAAGTTTTTGGTTCTATAGATGTTTCTGGCAACGACATTATCGCCTCCTGTTGGTATCTCAATCGCAACAGCATATCGAAGCTCTGGATATGTGGCATGATCGCTTGTCCACGATACTGTTTCAGATGCATCAGATAATGGGCTTTCGCTTCCTGTTTCTGAGATAAAGCTGACCTTGTATTTAAAACGGTTCTCTTTGTCATTGGTTACAGCAGGCAAACCCAGCCCTCGACCAGCCGTGCGCTGAAACCAAATCGAAATGCTTACCCCATCATTGGCCGTATCGTATGCTGGATTGACCTGCCATACCGATGGGGCCTGTGGTCGCTGCGGAAAACCAAGTGGTGTGTACAATGGGGTATTGGCAAAACTGCTTCGATCAACAGGCCACCCATCGAATTTCAATGGTTCATCCTGACCATTGACAATAATGGTAAACTTCCCATAAGGTATGTACTGTGTTGGCAGCTCATTGTTGGCCGGTACATTGCGGCCTGACTGGAGAGGCGTCAGTGTCATTGTACCTGTCGAATCATTGACATAGTACAAAGTGCCCTGAGAAGTGAGCAGCACGACCTCCATTGCCCGATTTCTACGGCTATGAATATAGACGCTGTCAATACGCAGCAATGTCTGAAACGGATTAAAGCCATTGGTCGGCACCGGATTGTACCGCTCATATCCCCAGCGTGTGGTCCAGCCACCACTGTTTTCATCAACAGTCCAGTTTGTTATCTCAGAAGCATCAATCTCTGGCTGTGGCAAAAGCTGATTCATGCCGCCAAGTGCTTGGATGCTGACGACACGGTTCTTCATGGTGTATGCCTCAACGCAGTATAGATGGGCTGTGCATCAGTCTGTCCATCAGGCATAAACTGTTTAACCCAACGCTTTGGAGCCTGTGTCAAGTACCGCTTCTCCATCTTGACGACTTCGCTGTCGGCTTTCATCTTGTACATGTTGGATTGTGTCAAGTTATCTGTTTTCATGTATATCTGCTCAAGGGCCATGTAAGCCAGAACAAGATGGTGAGCATTGGGAAACTCAGGCGTGTCGTGATCTTCAACCAGTCGTGGTGGTCGATACATGTAGCGCACGGTCATGTCATAGTCGGCATCTTGACGGGGATACAAACGGACACGCTGTGTGCAACCATCGGGATATGTAAAGCGTGGATTGTTTTGCTCCCATGTCTGCGACTGTAAGCTGGACAACGACACATCGTAATTGCGGACTGTTGATATGTTCGGGGCAATAGTAGTGGATTGTCCGCTGCTGTCAGCCACCAAACGCCACACATTTAAATCTTCATCGGAACAGCGTACATAAATCTTGCGATATGCAAATGCATCTACCCCTAAGTTCTCATTGGTAATCTGCAAATTCTGTGTATCAGACAATGTCAATGTGGTCACTTTTGATATGGCACTTTCACGGTAAGTAGCACCCACACCATATTGGTAGGTCATTGCCACATCAATCGTACGGACACCTTGTCCTGCTCCAACAGTGTACCCAGCAGCAGCCACCCTACGAGGCGCAACAATGTTGTAGTCATCGTATTGCACCCAGTAATATGGCATGTTGACCTCATCGAGCGGCAAGTTCCACCACTCATCTTCATAGCGAGTCAACGGTATCATCCGACCAGGTTCTACAGGTGTAATGGTTAAGCTGCGCTTGGCCACCTGTAGGATTTGTGTACAGTCTTGCGGCATGTCTATGTACCGCATCTTAAATGTAGCCGTACCTGCTGCGGCAGATGCATCGAAAGTTTTGTCTACATAAATGGTTGTTGGATTCAAACGAAACAAGACGGTAAGTTCTTCACCATCAAAAGCTACAATGTGGCCCTCAATCCATTCTGGGAAAAAGTTAGGCGCACTTGTAATCATAATGTTGCTCAAGCCCGTTGGTATAACAGGCACTTCTACATCTTTATATGCTGTAACCTTAGCCTCTTTCTGAGCAAACAAGAACGGCTTTTCAGCAAACAACCTGCGGTAGCAGTCATTGATAATGTCGTCTGTCTGCCCGTCAAAAGTGGTATTGGCTGGGTCATAGTCCAATATGTTGGTGATGTAATCTCTTATTTCAGACAAACGCATGGGTGCTCCTTAAAAAAATGCCCTGCCACGAGGGGCAACAAGTGGCAGGGCAACAAACTCTAACTAGGATAAATTAGAAGTTTTTGATAACAAATACGCTAATAGTTTCCGCAGTATTTGTACTTGCTGCCAATGCAATTGCTGTTGCGGCTTTAAGATTAAAAGCTGCAGAACCAGCTTCATCAATACCTGCAGCAGTAAGCACACCACCAGCAATTTGAGATACAAGAGCATCGCCAACAGCAATGTCAGTGTATGTCGGATTGGTGCTGTTTACTTTAGCATCAACAATACCACGAAGAATAACGGTTACATCTTCTCCAGCAGCGTAATCTTGCTCAATAACACCAATAGGACAAGCGTCAGTGGTGTCTGCTGTTTTTACATAGAGTGCTTTATCGCTGGCATCAGACTGAGCAAGGTCTAAGGAAACAACAGTATTGGCAGCAAGGCTTTCACTGGCAATAAAGATTTCGGAAACTCGACGGTTAGAGCTGGTAACGCCAGCACCATCCGCTGAGGTATTAAGGCTTTGAAGAACATTTGCACTAGACATTAGCTTTTCTCCCCATTCATAATAACACCATGACCTGAAAGGTTAGCAGTGGTAATCTGTGTACGAACCATGATGTTAGCAGCCATAGCAGCATAACCGCTGATGCGCTCATAATCACCAAGCTCAAAGTAAGCGTCTTTATCAAAGTACACATTGAACAGTTTAGAGTTCAAGAAATACATTGAAATCTTACCATTGGTACGGGCAGAACCATCATCGTAGTCTACACCAGTAATTGGAAGATTCGGATCAATGTACATCATTGCACCGTTAAACAACAGTCCAAGTTTACCAGCCATATCTCGTTCTTCAGACATAGAAGTATAACGCTCTTGTGCAAACAAACTATTTTTGTAAAGTTCATAGCTGTTTGGTGACGCAAGAATAATGTCAACTTCACCCTCTGGTGCATAGATTTGACTGTCAATCAATACGCGTGTCATTGATTGAAATAACTGTGCACCTGTTGGATCATAGGTACCACCACTTGAACCACCAATATCTACTGAGCAGTTTACAAATTGATTCTGCCATGAAGTTTGATATGCTGATTTAGCAATGCCACCAACGGTTGCAGTCTGAGCACCAAAAGCTAAAGTATCAAACCAGCCATTGGCACGAGTACCGTTTTGTGTAGCACCGTTAAGGCTTTCAAGTTCGGTAAGAACAGTTGATGTACCAGCAACGACTTGCTTACAGTATTCACGCTGAAGCATGCCCATAACAGACTTAAGGCGAGCCTCTGCAATTTTGATGACCGCACGGTCACCTTTATTGGACAGTTGCTCCTTTTCCGTCAAGACGATAGGCGCAACAAAGTCGCACCAGTTGTAAGTCGCAGTACGAAGTGGATCACGCACAGCAAGGTTTACGGCTTCATAGCCAGTGCTCAGCTGGGTGATGTTTGAGTGTTCAGTGAGGATTGTTGGGCAGTCAACTTTCTGACCACCATCGGATTGCTCGACATTACCTGCACGCTGAACCGCATCGAGGAGAGGGATTGCACGGAAGGTGTTATCCACTTCTCGATCACGGAGGATACGCAGGGTCGACGCTAAAATATCTGGTTGTATAGCCATCGCTCTCTCCAGTAAAAATTAAAGATTAAGGTTTCAGTTCAGCGTATCCCATACGGGGGCTGTGAATATGGCGTGTCCCATAAGGGGGCCTCATCAAAGATTGTATACATCAAAATTACTTTTGTTGCAAGATATGATTGTAAATGTCCCATGCGTTCATCTTGGTATCTCTGGGCATGGTCACGCCAGATTTACGCCCTGAGCCTACAGCAAGACCTGCTGCCCGTGCAGCTTTCTTTGTGCGTTGCTCACGCTGGGTCTGTACAGCCTCCGCAGCTTTTGCCCTGCGACCATGTACCATCCAATAAGCAGCCTCAAGGTCAAGATGCTCATTGGCTTGGAGCGTCTGGTGGACTTCCTTGCGAAACTCTTGGTCGGTCTTAAGCTCGGGATGCTCAGTCATAAAAGCCTCCAGTTTACTCTGGGCCTGAAACTGCATCTGCTCTTGGCGCATTGGCTCAAGAATACTGGACAAGCGTTCAGCCACAACTTTGTTGACATAGGCATTAAACGACTGCGGATCAAACGGATCAAACTCAACATTATCGCTGTTCGCCAGTTCGGTTATTTTCTGGTAGGCCTCACTTTCAGTCAGGGCTTTCTGCTGCCGTGCCAGTTCCTTACGCTGCTGGGCCAGTTCCTGTGTCTTGCGAGTATAGTCGGCACGCAGGCTGGCCATTGCACGCTGCACATCGTCTGGCGCAGACTCTAAAACGCTCTGCCAAGATTCACCCTCACGAAGTGTTTCTGCCTTTGTGGTTTCTTCTTCGTCTTGTGTTTTCTTGGTTTTGCGTTGCTCATGAGCATTGAGCAGGCTTTCGATGCGCTGCTCGTACTCATCAAGTTTGGGGGTAGCACCCGATTTCGGCTCCTCTGTGATCAAACCGTTAGGTTCAGGTGCTTCAGCCTGCTCAGGTGCTACCGTTTCTGTATTAACCGATTGTTCTGTGGTTGGTGTTTTTGTATCCATTACATTCTCCGCTTAAACATTTCATCCATGTCGACTTCTTCTTCGACTTCGACTTCTTCACGGGCTTCGCCCATTGCTTCTTCGGCTTCACCAAAGATTTCTTCTTCTAAAAACTTTTTGAATTCAGCATTCTTGACCAACTTATCTAGCTGTCCAATCACTGAAGCAAGGTCACGATCTTCTTTCATCTCAGCCAAGTCAATGTTAAAGTCCATGCCAGCATCTTCAGCAGCCGCAGCAATGGCCATAACCATCTGCAAAAGCTCCATTGGAAACTGGGTCTGATCACCGCTCACACGCTCAATGGCTTCAAATTCCATTATGGGTGCATACTTGTTCAGTGTATCAACCAGTCTGTTCAGCATGCGCTCACTGAAGCGGCCCTCTGGTAGCTCGATTGCCATGACGCTTTCGATCTCAAAATCAACACGATCTCCAGCCTTACGCATCTTTTCTCTGGCATCTGTTTCTGGCATCATGCCCATATCCATTTGATTCATTCCCATGTTATTCCTCCGAGATTGATCTTGCCGCTGCGGCAAATGAGTTTGTTTCTTTCATGGTGCGGGTAAATGTTTGCACCTGACGCTCATGGTCAATAGCATCATTAATCTGCTCTTGCATGTTCGTTTCGATTTCTTCATTGCTAACAGGGCGCACACCAAGCTCGGCCATGACCTTGTCTTTGTGTTCATGGCTTTCGATGTATCGACCCAGTGCCTTGTCGTAATACCCTTTCTGGTTAATGCCATTCACAGGTATTGGCCGCAGCTTACCCGCCACATATCCGGCATCATGCCCACAGCCTTTACAAGGAATCTTAAAAGTCATGTCGTTAATGTCATACCACCACACATAGGTCATGGTATCACATTCTTCTGCACGGCAATGGTAGCGTCTAGGGCTAAGGCCCCGACTGCTTTTGAATTCGTTGTAGGTCATAAACCTGTATTTGGCTTTAATTTCAGACATTGGGTAGTATCCTGCTGATGTTCTGTGGGCTGGGTTGTTGTATTCCGACTGCTGCTGCGGCCATTGGATTCACACTGCCTGCTCCCATACCCATTGCGGGCTGTGGTGACTCTGGCATGGCAGCTGGCATTGGGGCTGGCACATCTAGTAAATCTTCTGGCAAGTCATAGTTGCGCACAATCTGCTCGAGCAGCTTTTCATTTGGTACACCAAGTTGTTGCAGCACAGGCAATATATTCAAAAACTCTTGTTTCTTAATGTTGTCACTGACGGGTGTGCTGCCCATATCCTGAGCATAAATGCCAAAGTCCCCATCTAAATCTTCCCCTTTAAGGATTTGTGTAGCCCCATCAAGCACAATCACATCGGCATCTTCAGTTAAAAAGACCTGCATCATAGACACATATACAGCCGAAAGATGCTCAATCATCGCATCACGCTCTCTGGCCAAACGCCCAACTTCCGATGAGGAATAAGCCGCCAAAGCCGTTACCTCAGTCGCAGTCGCTTTGGTCGCCTCACCCCGTGTAAACGGAGCCATCACTGAGCCACGCTGAAAGTCGTCATTGACCTGATTCACATACTGCTGAAGCTCGGCTGGTACAGGATTATGTGGCACAGCCATAATGCTCCCAGCCAATGTCTGACCAGGACTAAGCTCAACCTCCACATACTCACCATCGACACCTTGTGCCAACTTGGACATGGCATCGGCATCGAACACGCCTTGCTCAACAACCCATTGACGGGCTGCACGCCTCACCATGTTGGCCTGATATGTCCGAATCACATTGGTTTCCTGTACCTGATCATACACTCTAAAAAGCGCACTGTACCCACGAAGCGGTACATCGGGTTGCCGTGAGTAATACAAAGGTACAATCGGACTTATAGGCGCATCTGATGCGGAGCGAAACGGTATATCTTCGTACTTGGTTTTTTGTATTGCATCGCCTTCACCTTCCTCGATGACAACACCCTCATACAAAAACTTTTCTCCATGTGCATAATCAGGAGACCATATCTTGAGCTTATCGCTCCGAAAATCATAACATTCAACAATCTCGACATACTCAAAAACGGGCTCCGTTTCCTCAGATGCTTTTCTGCCTCCATAGCCACGACTTTCCTCACCATCCACATAATCCAAGTACTTCACCAATGGCGCACTGACAAACCGCTTGTTACCAAACTTCTTTCTTGCGTCTTGCAATGTCATATAATACCGATGGGCCACAAACCGCTGGTCATACCAGCTGGCTGCATCCGTATCCACAATCACATCCCACGCATTAATCGCCACCGCACTGATCCGCTTAAAAGGATCTGGATTCTCATTCGGAACCAACTTCACAAAAGCTGCCGGATATATCAACGCCAACCGACTGGCATCTTCCAACTGCGTTCTAATGCTGTCTAAGAACGCATTGGTCATCAACTGCGCTTTAATCGGATTTCCACGACCACGCACATCTGCTTTGAACACCACCGCAGGCGACCGTGTAAACAATGACGCAATATACCCCTCAATGTACTCATACGCCCGTGTCGTATCAATGAGAATCTGACCATAGTTATCTCTCTTGTCCCAATACTCACAGTTATACGCCAGCCTTAACTTGCGCATCTTGGGCCGCTCATTGCGCCAGTATTCCTCATGCTGCTCATACAAGGCCTGTAAAATCTTAGCTGTAATCATTCGTTACGCCCCCATGCGATTGGATCTGCCTGTCGTCTACCGACTCTACGGCTTCTGATAAAATCATCTACCATATTTTCCTGCGCCCTGCGCAAAATGCGTCTTGGCACATCACGGGTACACCTATAAGCCAATGCCAACGACATTGCCATATCATCATGCAACCCTTTCGGAGCTTCCGGTGTCACTTTCTCCACCATCAATGAGCGCAGCTCCATAATCGTCGTCATGTCCAACATCTCAATAATCTCGGCCACAATGAACTCACGAAGCGTTTCATACGCATCCAACTTGCTCTTGACTGTCGTCACCCAGTCTTTCCCCTTAGCATCACGCCACAGATTCTTGTACTTGAAATCCCGCAACCGTGTCAACACCACATGACCATGATTGTTGCTCTCACACAAAATCATCGCATTGTTGTATTCCCAACCCATGTCCGCTACTTTCTCCGCAAACATCACTGGTGGAACCGTATTTGTCCGATACTGATATACCACTTGCAAAGTCGATAATGACACAATCGTAATCACCGAATAGTCCAGATTCACACCCGCACTCACATCCACGCCCATCACATACGCATCGTTCGGCTCCGCATGCTCATACCGCCTGTCCGCTTTGTCAAACCACACTGGCTCAATCTTCTTTAAATCATCCCCATGAAAATATGTCGAAGTCGTAAAATGAAACGCATCATCCAAACACGCTGGATACTCACGCCTAAACTTCTCCAGACCAAGCGTAGCTATCTGCTGCCGCCTCCACATGATCTGCTCTTTGTCTAGCTCATAGACCTCCGCCATTGCCGCTTCCTCAGCCGTTGGCTCAAAGTCCTCCCCTACATGCACCCGATATGCCTCGTGCTGATACCACCAAAAGGTACACAGCCTCCATCCATTCTCCGGTGCCCCCATCACCAAACGGTGAAATGCATCGCCAGCCCGATTGGGTGTTGATTCTATGATGACCTGTCCCTCACCCACTGCCGCCATTGTGGTCGCCAGTAGTTCATCAGGATCGTCATAAAATGCAAACTCGCTCAAGTGTACCGAAGTCAGCGTAAACGACCGTGTCCCCCCACGAGACCCTGCAGTGTACGATGATAATCTGGCTCCTGTATCCTTGAATTCCAAATCCTGTGTATTGGATACGGAAAACTGACGATGCAAAAGTTTGGGTAAGCTCTTGTGAAACTTGTCATCCATCCTACGCAAGTGCTTGGCTGATCGGTCATGGAAACTGATCACACCCCATTGCACTGGCTCTTTGGCTGTATAGGCATCCCAGAAAGCATATGCCCTCAACAAGGTGCTTACCCCAATCTGTCTTGGCTTTAATATGATGATCCGATTGTGCGCCTGCAACTCTTTCAACAGGTGCTTCTGCTCATCGTTCATCTTGAACTTGACCATCTTGTGGCTGCGTTTGTCCTGAATAGACAGCATGCTCACGAACTTGTCCGCTTTGCTGAGTGCTTTGCGGATGTCGTCCCTTACCTCTTGTGGCATGCTGTCTAAGAACTTCATACTATGCGCAATGCCTTTTTAAGCTCGTCAATGTCCTTGAGTGACTTGGCCCCATCTTCGTCACCCTCTTGCGTGCGAAAGGTCTCAAGCACATATTTTGCAGCTGCTACTTTGGCGTTCTCACTGTCCCCGTTTCGGAGTATCACATCGAGTGCCTCCATAGCTGACAGCACCAGACCATCTACCCGACCCTGAATATAGGCATTGAACATCTCATCGTTGTTCTGGGTTAATGCTTCGCCTTTCTCCAGTAGTGCATACTGAAAACTGGGCTTGCTGCGCCACTTGTACAGCGTATTGATATGGATGCCTAATGTCCGGCTGACGCTGCTGTAGGTATGCCCATCAGCAATCATGTCAACCGCCCTCTGCATCTCGGCAGAAAGCACCATGACTTTCTTGACCATTTTACGACCCATGTAAACCTCCGTATAAAACACACATTATATTCGTGTGCAAACAGTGTCAAATTATTATTTACTTGGTGTGCTTTTTGCGGTTTGTCTTACGGGAAACCACACGCAGGTTTTTCTTGCCGTTTGAACCGCCCTTTGAAAGTGGCTTTTTGTGATCCACTTCTCTTGGGTCACCCACACGCAATTTCATCTTTCTGCGAGCCTTGTTGCGTGTTGAGCGGTTTTTACGCTGCGTTGGCTTGCTATGGTATGTGTCGTATTCCTTACGGTAGTTACGCTTCTTTTTTACTGGCATTATGTCCTCCACATAAAAGCTGTAGCACAGAATATAACAAATAAAGTAATTAATTGGGGGGGGGCGTAGCAAAGCGGTTACGAATAGTACAGCGAAAGAATACCCCACAAAACATTGGGGCCACTCCTGCGGATTAGCGAAACGGTGCGCTGCTGCTATTTCGACCGGCCGCCGAAAAACCCTGTCTGGGCGGGGATCGTTGGCCGTTCGGAAAAGTGATTTGGGATTTGGCTTGTCTTTCAAAAAGTTAATTACTTTCTGCTTGTTGTGCTTCCCAGCTGGGGCGGGTTGCTGCTTCAGAGCTTTTGCGTTTTGGCTTGGATTGTTTGAGCGGCTCAAATAATCTTAGCCTTATCCAATAGAACCATATCAATGAAGCTGCATA